AGGGTTTTTGGAACACGAATTTGCAGTAGATTTTGGTAAAGAGCCTTTCAGATTTATACATTGGAATATAACAGCTGTACCAAAAGAGATGGCAAAAGATGTTTAAAAAGAAAAAGTATACAGTTATACGTCAAGCAATATCAAAAGACCTAGCAGCTTTTGTTGCAAACTATTTTATGATGCAAAAACAAGTATATGATACTTGTAGAAATGCTAGATACATTTCACCTTTTGAAAATATTATAGGTCATTACGAAGGTAAAGATGAACAGATACCAGAAACATATAGTCAGTATTCTAATATTGCTATGGAAACACTAATGCTCAAATGCCAACCTAAAATGGAAGAAGTGACAGGTCTTAAATTATATCCTGCTTATACTTATGCTAGAATATATAAAAAAGGTGATGAATTAAAAAGACACAAAGATAGATTCAGTTGTGAGATATCAACTACTATGAATCTAGGTGGTGATGATTGGCCAATATATCTTGAGCCATCTGGAGAAGTTGGTATGAAAGGTATTAAAGTAGATTTAAAACCAGGAGATATGTTAGTCTATTCTGGTTGTGAATTAGAGCATTGGAGAAATAAGTTCAAAGGTAAGGAATGCGTTCAAGTATTTCTTCATTATAATAATCGTAAAACCGTTGGTGCTAGAGATAATATGTTTGACAAGCGTCCTCATTTAGGTCTTCCAAGTTGGTTTAAACGATGATATAATCTTTAGATGGAGGCAGGGCACCACCACATACCCCCTGTCTCCTTTTAAGGATTATTTATGAGCTTAGGATTCGACGCAATATCAGCATTACCATTTGCCGCTTCAGGTAATGAAAGCAATGTACAAGTATCGGTAAACGGTAATTCACTTTCTATTACAATAGGTAGTGTAGGTATTATTGCAGATGCTGTTACAGAAAATTTAACACCAAATGCAGTTTCATTAGGTCTTGGTACTTTATCTATTACTGCAGATGCTAATCACACAGTTACAGGAAATGCTGTATCTTTAGGTATAGGTGCATTTACAGTTAATATAGATACTAACGTAACACCTTCTGGAAACTCGTTGACCTTGGCTACAGGAAATGTTACAATAACAGCCGGAGCAAATGTATTACCTACTGGTAACGCTTTATCATTAGATACAGTAGAACCAGGAGTTATTACTTGGAACGATATAATACCAGGAGCAACAATGGTTTGGACACCAATCAAACCTTACTAAAATTATGGCATCAACTTATTCAACAGATTTATCATTAGAACTAGTCACAACCGGTGAAAAAGCTGGTCTATGGGGCGCAATCACAAATACAAATTTACAACTATTACAAACTGCAGCATCAGGTTTTGTTGAAGTAACGTTAAGTTCAGGCACAACTACATTAAGTTTGGCTGACGGATCGGCGACCGCGAATGGTAAGAACTTATATATTAAACTTACAGGGACTTTATCTGGTAACGCTAGTTTAGAAATGCCTGCAACCACAACAGGTGGTAATGCAAACAGAGTATTTTTTGTAGAAGATGCAACCACTAGAGGTGGAGCTGGTGATAGTTATACAGTAACTTTATTAACTACAGGTCAAAGTGCAGGAACTCAAGTACCACTTCCTGAAGGTTCAACAGCTTTAATTTATTCAGTAGGTGCAACACCTGCAAGTAATTTAGGAATGTTACAAAAAGGATTTACTACAGTAACTGCAGCAAGTAAAACTACATACACAGCAGTACCTGGAGATCAAATAGGTGTAGACACAGTAGCTAATACTGTAACAATTACCTTACCTGCTGGATCAGTAGGTGATGAAGTAATTGTTATGGATATATCCGCATCAAATGGTTTTGCTACAAACCAATGTACAATAACTCCTGACGGTGCAGAAAACATTCAAGGTGCAAACTCTTCAATAAACTTAACTACTAATAATCAATCGGTCACACTTTTCTACACAGGTGCAACTAAAGGCTGGCAGTTAAAAACTAATACAGCATAGGAGTAAAGGATGCTTACTAAAATTAAGTTTGCTCCAGGAATTGACAAGCAAGATACTGCTGTCGGAGCAGAAGGTCGTTGGGTTGATTCTGATAATGTTAGATTTAGATATGGACTACCAGAAAAAGTTGGTGGTTGGCAGTCATTACTTACAGATACTTTAGTAGGTGTTGCTAGAAAACAACACGCATTTGTTGATAAAGACGGTAATAGATATGTGGCTATTGGAACAGATAAGTTTTTAATTATATATTTTGAAGGACAATTTTTTGATGTCACTCCACTTGCAACAGCGATCAGCGGTGCAACATTTACTTTTAATAATACTACAACAGTAACTCTAACAACTTCTGCAGCACATAATATAAGTGTTGGAGATATTATTCGTTTAACAGGAACTACTTTACCGGGCGGCACAACAGGTGTTACAACCGATACATTTGATGACACTAACTTTCAAGTTTTATCTGTACCAACTTCTACAACTTTAACAATCGAAGCAGCCACTGCAGGATCAACATCTTCTGGTGGATCAGTAACTATTAATCCTTTTGAGGTTGTTGGACCCGCTGCACAATCTTATGGTTACGGTTATGGTGTTGGTAATTATGCTGGTACAATTACAGGTGCTGCTCAATCAACTTTAAATGGTGCACTTCTTGCAGATACAAATGGTACAGGAGGAACAGGTACATCAATAACTTTAGCATCCGTTACAGGTTTTCCAACAGGTGGTGGAACAATTGCAGTAGGAACAGAATTAATAACTTACACAGGTATAAGTTCAAACGATTTAACAGGTATAGTTAGAGGGGCAAAAGGTACTGCAGTTTCAGGAACTACAGGACAAGCTCATAGTGATGGCGCTACAGTTACAAACGCTACAGAATTTACAGGATGGGGAGATGCAGTTGATGCAGGAACTATAACACTTGAACCAGGACTTTGGTCCTTAAGTAACTTTGGTGATGTGTTAGTTGCAACAATTGCAAATGGTAAAACATTTACTTGGGACTCTTCTATTGCAGCAAGATTATCTACACGTGCTTCTACTACTACATCAGGTTTTCAAACAACTAATAACCCAACTGCAACAAGAGTAACTTTGATTTCACCTACAACACGTCACTTAATTCATTTTGGAACAGAAACAACTATTGGTACTCCCTCAACTCAAGACGATATGTTTATAAGATTTTCTGAAGATGAAAATATTAATGCTTACACACCTGAAGCAACTAACACTGCAGGTACACAAAGAATACAAGATGGTACAAAAATTATGGGAGCTTTGGTTGCAAAAGAAAACATTCTAGTATGGACTGATAACGCACTATACACAATGAAATTTGTTGGTGCTCCATTTACATTTGGCTTTGAGCAAGTAGGTACAAACTGTGGATTGATTGGTAAGAATGCAGCAATTGAAATTGATGGTGTTGCTTATTGGATGGGTAACAATGGTTTCTTCTCTTTTGATGGTACTGTAAATACTTTGCCGTGTTCAGTAGAAGATTATATTTATGATGATATTGATACAACAAAAGGTCAACAAGTAAACGCTGGTATCAATAACCTATTTACAGAAGTTGTTTGGTGGTATCCAACAGCTGGATCAGAATTTAATAATAGATATGTAGTTTATAATTATGGTCAAAGTAATGGACAGCTACCAATGGGTAACTGGTACACAGGAACTAACACTAATTCTATAAGAACAACTTGGATTGACTCACTAGTATACCCAAGACCTTATGCAACTGCATTTAATAGTTCTAACACAGGGACATTCCCTGTAGTACAAGGTCAAACAGGATTAGGTCAAAGCGTGTTGTTTGAACACGAATCGGGGACCGATCAAGTTAATCCAGATGGTAGTGTAACTGCACTTACTTCTTTTATACAATCATTTAGTTTTTCATTACAAAAAGATCAGAGTGAAGTATTCTTAGCTATGAGAAGATTCTTACCAAACTTTAAAGTATTGACTGGTAATAATCAAATTACTTTATCTATAAAAGACTTTCCATCAGAAGATGATATTGAAACTGCATTAAGTCCTTTTACAATTACATCAGACACTTTAAAAGTTGACACAAGAGCAAGAGGAAGATATGCAAATATAAAAATAGAAAATACAGGCGTAGGTGAGTCTTGGAGATTTGGTACATTTCAAGTAGATTTACAACCTGATGGAAGAAGAGGATAATGGCTGAAAATATAATAGGTAAAGATTTAGTTAGATTATATAGAGGAGTAGATCAATTCGTTGATAATTTTACTCCTAAAAGTTTTGAAGGAAATATTCTTCAAGGAAGATGGTATGGAACAGATCCCGCTGCTTCAAGAAAATATGGACAAGGACTACTTACATCTAACAAACCTGGATATGGTGTGATGTATTCAATGGATGTGCCTTCTTCTAGCCTTCCTAAAACTGAAAAATTTAGAAATAAATTAATTAGTAAAGGATATGATTATTTGGACAATCCTAAAAATCCTTTTGGTAAAAATGTTTTTTTAGCTACTAAAAATTTAATAAAAGAAGGACAGCCAAAAATAAATATTCCTCAAACAGCATTACTTAATTTAGAAACATTAGGATCTAAAGGTTTAGGTTTTTTAAAACAAAATGCTTTTAGAACTTTAGCTATGTTGGGAAGTTTACCTTTTCAAGCAGGTATTATGGCTTTATCACCTACAAGAATGGGTAATGCAGAATTACCACAAATGCCACAAGGATCACCTTTACAAATAAATCAAGGTGGTGGTGATGGTAGATATGGAAGAGGTAGTGATGGTCAGCAATCTTATAATTCAGGACAAGGATTTGGTATTGGTGCAACAACTGGTGGTCCTGTAAGTAATAGAACTGGTAGAGGGAGAACAGGTTACGGAATAGGAGGATTAGTATAATGACTAAAGTAGTGGTAAGATTACCTGAACCTAAAAGAGAATATAGTGAGGATAACCAAAGACAAATTAACAGAGCGTTAACTACAATTATTGAACAGTTAAACTCTACATATTTAACACAATTAAAAGAAGACTCTGAAAGATATACCTTCTTTGGATTAGGATAAAATGGCAAATATATATAAAAACCAAAAACAAGATTTAACAACAAATACAGTTACTACTTTATATGCTGTACCATCAAACTCTAGAGCAATTATAAAATCTATTTTAGTTTGTGACGATACTAATAATGGTAGTGATATAACAGTTGATTTATTTAATGGAGACCCGGCGACCGCTGATAAATTTACCATATTTAAAAATAAAGCTATAGCAGGTAATGCTACAGAACAGTTGTTAAACGAACCCTTAATTATGCAAGAGAGTGAAACATTACAAGTAACCGCTGCAGATGCAAATAGATTGCACGTTGTAGCATCAATATTAGAAATCAACAGGGAGGACAGATAATGTCATTTGTAGAAACAGAAGCTTCTGTTAGGTATGAAACAATTAATGGTAAAAGAGTACCAGTAATTACACCTAAAACAGAAGTTACACTAACTAATACAGAAACAGGTCAAGAATATATGTCAGATGCAGAAGCTTTAGCAGACGTACAAAATGCTAATACAGCTACCAAAGCAGAACACATAAGAAGAGACGTAAATGTGACTGTAGAGGACATAAAAATAGGTGCTGACTTTAACATCAGCGATTGACGAATGTATAAAAACCTAGTAAATTGTGTGATACTCGCCTATTTACAAGTGTTGCGTACTTGCTTTAACGTCAATAATATAAAGAGAAACTATGGGAATTTTATCAAAAATAAATAGAGCACGTAAAAAAGCTACTAGTGCAGTTACAAAACCTTTTGTAAAGGCTGCTTCAAAAATTAGTGATAAATTTATACCAAACGAATTAAGATTTTTAGCACCATACGCAGCTGGTATTGGTACACTTATGTTACCTGGAAGTATGGGCCCTATGATGAGAGCTTTTTCTGCAGCAGGATTAAATAGTTTAGGACAGATTGCAGCTGATGAAACACCAATAGAAGACATTAGCGATTTAAATGCATTGTCTATGGCAATATCAGGTGGAATAGGAGCTTTAGGTTCTGATTCTTTATCCGGATCTATGCGATCTGGTATTAATAAAGGATATAATGAAGGTTTACCATATAAAGATCCTATGTCTGCTACAGGTGGTGTAATGAAAGATAGCCCAGGATTTTTACAAGGTGCAGAAAATGTAGGTAGAGAAGGTATAGCAAGTTTATCAGATTATTTTACAGGCAGTAGAGAAGCTTTAGCAAATTTAGGAAAAAATCCAGAAGATTTATTTAGTAGTG